CTAAATCGCCATTCTCTTCATACTGTCTTATGATTGCTTCGTTTTGCTCTAACTCCGCATCAAACTCAAATTCATCTTGCACTTGCGGCAACAATTCGTCAAATCGTTCTGCCGAGTTTACATCTGCGCCCACATCGTTTGCTATTGACTGACCATTTCTTGCAAGCATTTGTGCTTGAAAATCATCTAACTTTACTTGTATAGATTTGGTGGCATCTTCTAAATCTACACCAGTGCGATTTATTTCATCTGCAAGTATAGCAACCTCAGCATCTGTTACATCACGACCAGTAGTATCTTTTATTTGCTGCCGGATTAGATTACGAGCTTCTGTTTCTTTTTCAAAATCATTTTTTCCCTGATGATATTTTCTCCACAAATCTCCTTGTTCCTGATCTGCTAATGAAAATGTATAATCACCATTTAAATCTTCATCTATTCTTTGTAAAAATTCGTCTACTTGATTGTTGCCAAGATAACCGCCATTAAAAGCTATTTCCGTTGCTTCAACTAGATCTAACTCAGAATCTTTGTTGCTTAGAAAGGATACGCGACTACCTTTTTTTGTAACGTATCCAGTACGAGCTTTTATACCTTTTTTACTTAATTCTCCTTTCAATGGTCCTTTATCATCATTAATACCACCACGATCTTTTATATACTCTACTAGAGTTTGTGGACGTTTTGCGTATCTCGGCATAACAGGAGACACATCTATCTCATTGTCATTTAAAAATTGTCTTAAAACAACATTTCCAATCCGTTGCCCTCCAAACACACCATTGTTTTTGTATGTGTTTTTATTTCTACGTTGTGTTTCTGCAACTGCATCTGCTTCACTTATACGTTGTTGCTCAGGAAATATGTCATCTGGCACACCACTATCACGAGCAACTTCTTTTATGTTTATTCGCCTAGCAGTAACGCCAGTAATAGTGCCGATACCACCGCCTAAAAATGTTCCCACACCAACATTAAGCAAGGCCTCGCCCATGCTATAATCAAGCTGTAGTTGTTGCGATAATCCATAGTACAAAGGTTCTGTAACTAGAGATCCGGCAAGACCTTCCGCAGCCCCTATAGTGGTACGCCCTTTTACTTTGCCAAATCGAGCGATTGTAGCCGCACGTCTTGCTTGTCCAAAATATGGTATAAATGCTGCACCAAGTTCTATAGGGTCCGTTGCAGCCGCAAGCAAAGCACCGCTTATAAGTGCTGTATAACCAGAAACATCATCCAAACCTTTTTCTAAGATAGCGTTGCGTATTAGCTCTTCTCGTTTGTTTTTAACCAACATTTCTGCCACTTCTCGTGACTGTGGTTTTTCAAATGTATAAAGATCTCCATATTCTTCATTTAAAGCATCGGCGGTTAATAACCTACCATCGTCTATCATTTTTTGTGTTTGAAAATCTCGTTGCACGTTTTTGTTTTTATGCAACTCGTCCATTTCATCTAACAAACGATCCCTTCTAATAGGGTCTGTTTCTTGGTCAAGCTCCGATTGCAACTGATGTTTTCTGTTGAAAAAATCTTCTTGTTGGTCAAAAAAGTTATTTTTTTCTTCTTCTGTTTGATTGTTATATTGATCGTTAGTTGTTTTATATTTGTGATATAAAAGATTACCTACGGTTGGGGCTTCAAATGCTTGCTTAAATACTTGTCCAGCCGAAATTTCTAAGTCAGCAAAACCTGTTGCTCTTATTACTGCACTATCTTGTTTTAACGGACGTGGACGCATTTTAAACCTTTATTGACCAAAAAAATCTTTTAACCCTTCTTCTGCACGTTTATTTAAATCTTCATCTAATCCTGGCATTTCTGAAGCTACTGGCGAAACACCTAGAGAGTATGTACCTGCACCAGTTATTTCTGTTGGTATGTTTTTAAATCCAGTAACAAAACTTTTTGATACAGCTTCTGGCGTCAAAGTATTTTGACCGCTTTTTAATTCTAACAAATTCATTTTTTCTAAATCTGTAAATTTAAACTCTAACGGTTTTGCGCCATCTTTAATTAGGGCTGGTATATAAGTACCTTCTAAATCATAATGTAATACCACACCATCACCAGTGCTGTTGTTTAACCACTTACCATTTGATGATAAAGACGTCACATTTATTCCTACATTTTGTAAAAAACTATACCTTGGATCACTCAATGGAATTAAATCGAATCTATTTAGAACATCACCTCTTATTATGGTTTTTGCTGCTGTTGAAATTTTATCTGGATCTAATCCTTTAGGCACAATAAAGTTAAGATTTCTGTCTATTTGTACTTCGCCTGGAAAAATACTTTCTACAGCTTTTTCAACTGCCGTATTAACATCCATCGTATATGCGTAGTAAAGCGCAAGCTTTTCAGCCATAAGTCTTTGCTCTGTTAGTAACTCTATCGCTCTAGCACCGTCACCTCCGGCAACGTAAGCGGAAGCATAGTTTTGAAAAAACGGTAGGTTTACTAAAGTAGATAAAACTCCAGTTACACCAGACGCTTTGCTTTTTTCCAAATTAGCTTTAAGCTTTGACGTTTCTAAATCTTTAGTGTCTATAAGATCACCGAATACTTTTGGATCGTCAATATACATTGCTTGCACAAACTCTGGCGCTAATCCTTTTCGACGCAAGCTTTCTAACAAAAAACCTTTGCTTTCCATGCTTACTTTATCGGTAATTAATTTTAAGTAAGCAGCTTGATCCGCTGGTGCTTGTTGCGCTTGAATGTTTGACAGAACAATATTAGCATCTTTTTGTGAAAGAACTGGTGTATATGGCAATCCATTGAGTTTCTGTATTTTTTTACCAGCTTCTATTCTATCTTCTAAACCGCTTTGACCTGTGCTTAGAGCTTCTGACGATAAGTTTACAGGTTGGATATTAACAGTATCCATTTTATTTGCTTCCGCAAAAGCGATTGCATCACCATTTACACCTAGTTGAGCTACCATAGCATCACGCAAATCTTCTGCCATTTTAAGTGCTTTATTTTCAAAGTCGGTATCTCGCCCCTTTAGACCACGACCCTCAACACCTTTAGCGTAAAGTTCCACATAAGCGTCTATATTGTTTAAAGTTGCTCTACGCCCTAATCCGATTTTCAAAGAATTAAGTTGTTTTAAATTATCAAGCTCTTTTGCTATTTTAATATATTCGTCTTGCTCTATTTGATCTTTAACACTTGCCACATTTGTTTCTAAATCAAGTATTGTTTCTTCTGGCAATGTTTGATTAGGCAAGTTGTCAGTATATATGTTTATTGATTGCGATATTTCATTTGTGTAAAGTTTAGCAAGTTCTTGTGCTTGCTCCTCTGCAATAGTTGGGCCTTCTATAAAAGTTTGTTCACCACCAACAGCTTTTAACATCTTTACTTGATCTGATGGATCAAGCATTTTCATCAATCCGTAAACGTATGCAGCTTGAGAGGATGTTATAGCTTTTTCACCCATAGGCATTTCTTCTTCGCGTGGATCAAATAAGTCAGCAGGTAATCCATCACGTAACGCACGTCTTACTTCATCAATAGCACGTACACCGCTTTCTGAACTATCGGCATAGTTTGTAAGCGCACGTACCGTACCGTTATAAATCATAGCGTATTGTTGCTTTGAAAGACTGCTAAGATCACCAGCCTTTATCTGTGCCATTTTCTGTGTATCGTTTACGACACCTTGCAATGCCATAGATATGACACTGAGATCCTGACCACCTGCTATCTGGTTCTCAACATCCGTAAGTTTTCTTTCTCTGTTTTGCAGAGAGGCAACCTCAACACGGCGATCAATGTCACCGCGTAACGCAAATCTATTCTGTATCTCTAACTGACGAAACTGTGACTGAAACTGTTGCTGTGCATATCTATCGCTTCCTACTCGATCAGATAACTCACGCTGTAGCTTACTTGTCTCTCGCGTCCATATTGGATCATCACCATCAAGAACACTGCCATATAAATCTGATTTAGAAAGCTCTTCGCGCCTCTCACGCAACGCCTCTTGTGCATCTAACAACGCATTATCAAGATTGTTTTTTGTTTCCATCTTGTAGCGTGTTTCAGCGTATTCACCGATTGCAGCCAACGCAGCCTTTGCTGGTGCAGCCTTTGCCAGCTCTTGTTCGGCTTCTCTAGCTACACTTCGCCTTGCACGTATAGGACGCCCCGGCATTTCCGTGCTTACTCTAGCTTCTGTTCGGTATACTGGTATTCTCATGTTCTTACCTCAACAAAGGACGTGGCATTGGGCGTAGACTAGTTGTAAAGTTAGATCCTGACGCTCTTGTAGAATATTGTGGACCAGAACCAAATATTCCGCGTTGATAGCCAAGACCTGCTACTTGACCTAACCCACTTATTAAAGACGCAGTACCTTGAGCACGTAGACTAGCAGCAGCGCCGCTACCCTCCATACGTGCTAACTCAGCATTAAGACGTGCGTTTTCTTGTTCATCACTTATCTGCATATTTGTCATTTCATTGTTGAACTCATTAACAGCCTCTTGATAATCAAACTCTCTGGCATTAATACGCAATACAGCAAGTGGTGTGCCTCGACTCATATCAAATCCAGCGTATCCAAACCCAGATCTTGCTTGACCCTGTATCTCTCTTTCAAACGCCCTACGATTTCTTACACCATCTATTGCAAACTGTGCGTTAATAATACCACGTTGTCTTTCAAGCAAACCAATATCACGCTCAATCAGATCTGCGTTGAAGTTTGCCGCAGCTTGCGCTTTCTCAGCAGCTTTATCAGACGCATTTTTCTGTTTAACAGCGCCAGTTAATCCTGTGAAAACTTGTATCCCTGTGCAAACAGCGCCCATAATCTACCTCACAAATCAAATGTATTCATGCGTGGGAACAACGCCAATACCGTCAATGGTAGTGGTTGCGTTTGCCTCACAAAAATACGGTCATCATCTTCAAACCCACCAGGAAACTCTATCTCTTTGTCTCCTGTAAATAATGGTATGGCAGTATCCATATCCATAGAACTATCTCTAAATGGTATACGATCTAAGTCATCAGCGCCATTACCAACTTCTACACCTACTGTTTCAAACAATCTTAATGTGATTGCATGAATACGCTTTGGTTTGCCCTGACTTGTGCCATCAACAGAACCACTTTCAATACGTAATGTTTCTAGGTTGCTTGTGAACGAAAAGCCCACAGATGCACTTGTTGCAGAGAAATCAAGCGTTATACCACCAGATGCAACCGTTTTATCAGGATGACTTGCACCATTTGCTAACACAGATACACTTTCACCCGGCAAGTGGTATAACCCTGATAAGCTGCTTACCGCACCGCCACTATACGACAATCCACTATCAACAAAGAAAGCACCTGTTGTATTTGCGCCAAAGTCAAACAATTTAAGTTTCTCAACGTATCTTTTTGTTACACTGTTGATTGTACGCTTCACAATCATATACAATTCATCCTCGCCAGTATCAGACGGCAATGTTGCAATGCTTTCAACAACAGCTTGCCCACCGCTAAATGCACCGCCAATCACATGCTTATGCCACGCAACGACCTCTTCTTCGCGTCTATAGGTCATGCCTACAAGCGTACCATCGGCTCTTGTAGCCCACACAACGCTATCTGGCTCTTGTTGATATGCAAACTGTGTAAGACCACCATCTGTAATGTGCTCTGCTAGTATCGTCATATCAGGGGCAGAATACCCACCAGTATTCACATTACCAACAAACTTAAACTCTCTAACCTTACGTGCGCCACGTTGCACAAACAACGTTACATCAGCAACTTGCACAGGCTCTATTGCCGCTGATCCATAGTTAGAATACTTACGTATCAATGTTGTCGTAGGTGTTATTGGTCCATCATTTGTTGACGTAAGCACATATTCACCACCAGATGTACCAATCGTAAGCACTCTTGTTGCTGAGAGATAACGAATAGCATTAACTTGGTTTGACGCAATCGTATAGATTAAAGCATCATCAGCGTTTGTACCTACTGTAAAGTTTGTATAGTTGCCGTTTTTGCTAAACCAAATACTTTGTGGATTATTGTTTGTACCTGCGAATACAAGTCTTTGCTCAAAAAACGAAACACAACTTGGCCTATTATCCGATCCACTTAATCCTGGTGAGGGAGAACCAGAAATAGAAAGTGTAGCGAAAGTCCAATTATTGTGATCCGATCTTGTTAAGGTGCGTATATCATATGATGGATGCACAAGATACATTGTATCCGCAGATTGAGCAAATCTAATATTAAATAAATCAGCTTCAGCGTATGGCGTTGCAACTTCAAAGATTTCTGTTGCAGTGCCGCCAGATGTATACGTTGTAAAGCTGGTAGTATTTATGTCATTTCCAAAGAGATCTTGCAAAGAAAACGTGTTAGTGCTTGAATTTGCTATTAAATAATTTCTACCATTTACCTCTGTCATACCTCCCAAGCTATCAACAAACACTTCATCACCATTGCTAAAACCGTGGCTGTTGCTTGTAAATACACCGGGGTTTGCTTTTGTTGCGGCAGTAATTGTTTTTGCTGAAGAGTTTAAGACTTGTAGATCATTACGAAACACGCGCATAATCTGATTACCGAACTCTAGAATATACGTATCACTTGTTTTAAACTGAAACGGAATAAGCCTTGTTTTGACTGAGCTACTCTTTACCTCACCTAAATACTCAGTTCCAGGGCGTCTTGTTACACCACCATGCGGCATCACCACCATATTAGTAAGATCTGATAATCCTTCACGATATTTCTCAATATTCGTTCTGCCCTCTAGTCTAGGGCTTATCTCACCAGCAGTAAAAGAACTTAGGGCAGGTGCGCTTCTTGCCATTCCTAGAACCTACTCTCAATCAAATCACTTGCTTCCAAACGTTGCGTAGCACTCTCTGTAGCATCGTTAAACCTTGCCTCTTTGACCTCAGCTTCATATTTAGCAAACATTGTTTGCACAACGCTGTTTGAACCTGTGATAGCATACGCAATGTTTGACGCTAATCGAGCAGATAATGCTTGTATTAAGCTTGGATCGTATTGCTGTGGATCTGTTACCTTTGCGATATACTTAATTTTTGCTGTACCTTCGTCAGTCACAAGCTTTCTGCCCTCTATCGCAAACACAGGACCACCAGAATTGTTTGTCATGTTGTCTTGTGGATATGACAGAGAACCGTTGCTAAACTCTAAAACTCGTAAACAGAATGGATCTGCTGGAAGTGCGTACTGATATGTGTATCCAAAGTTAGGTGCAGTGCTATCTCGTGCAAGCTCTGCTCTGACAATCAAACAATTCCAAGGGTGTGATCTGAACACCGCATCTCGCGTTCCTTCGTAAAACTGATTAACAACACGAGCCGCTTTACTGTTTTCAGAAAAACTAGAAATGTTTGACGCTCCTAAAAGATTAAGTGCGTAGTTAGCTATATCAACCGTACTTGCCATTAACTATCTCCATATAAAAGAAGGGGCGGCGAACCGCCCCATCCTAGTTAGTCAACCACATACTTGATGGTTACTTCAATAGTACCAGTGCCGGCAGCGCCGCCCATAGTAGCTGTGATAGCAACACCATCTTCATTGGTATCTGTCTCTGTGCCTGAGCCTAGAGCCAGAGTAGCAAGAATGTCTACCTTCTGTGCCGATGTAGATGCAGCAGCAGCCTTATATGCAGCAGCAGATGCAGATACCGCAGTACCAGCAGCATTTGTATGTGCAGCATAACCAACTGACAAAGTTGTAGATGAACCCAATGCATCATGTGCAAGTGATCCTTCTAGCAATCTTGCGCCATCAGGTAAGATAAACATTTCAATAACGTCACCAGACGCTAGAGAAGATGCCTCGTATGTGCCATGAGCCACGCGCATACGTCCGCCTAGCTCATTTGCTTTGTTCATCACGGCTGGAGTTGCTCGTGAATTAGTGCGTTGTGTTGAATAAACAGTTGCCATTAATCAGTCTCCTTATTCGTTACAAGCAATTTCTACTACTTTTTCTTCTTCCATGCGTGTAGCACCGATAGATTGACAGTAGTAGACTTGCGTTGAATATGACTTGTCGGCTCGTTCATCAATACGTGCGGCTGGCTCTTTACCAACGGCAAGCTTGATACCGTCTGATGCAAACGCAATAACCTGACGGTCACTGTTTGTATCTGTATTTAGACGGTTAGATACGATGAATTGAAAGCCCACAAACGAGTTGATTTCACCTTGAGCCAAAGCTTTTACGGTATTGAAATCACTTGAAGTCACGGTTGTGTTGTTCAACAAATCACTGATTTGCTTTGGAGATACAACGATGAAACGCGGTATTGACGGATCAACACTTGCTGCATCAAGTAACTCTTTAGCACTTACTAGTTTGGCAATTGTCAAACCAGCAGAACCATGAGCAATTTTCTGACCTGATGGAAGCGTTGTAGAAGTGCTACCATCTTTACCAGTGTTTGAAGTACCAAGAGCTGCTGTGATGATTACATCATCCATAGCACGGCCCATGGCAGCGGCTGCTGCACGGCTGTAGGTTGAAGTCGGATCAACAAGTAAACGCACTTTGTCCTGATCATCGATCAAGTCAGCGTACTCATAGTCTGACATTGTTACCATACGTCTGCTGTGTGGTGTTTCCACCAACGGCGTATCCGCATGGCGCGAAGTACGTAGGACAGCGGAAGCTGCGCCCACTTGGTCAAAAAAAGCTTTTTCGCCATTCACGCTTTCTGAATCTACCGCTGTACGCAATAGAGAACCCATTTGCTGCGATAGCATTTGGACGTTTGAAGAAAACTGATTGACAAAAGCTGTAGTAATTTGGGTTGACATTACGTCTCTCCTTTACAGTTTCAGTTTCGGGTTTGCTTCGCCTGGTTGTCCCAGAGGGGCCAATGCTACTGCTTAGGGCAGCTATTCCGCTTGTCTACAAGCTTTGTCGTGGGCCTTGCGGTTATCCACTAAACATACTCCCTGAGACGTAACACTTCTTGAATGTAAGTGTCATGCTCTGGGTGCATCTTATCCCAATATGGACCATCGCGTCTAGTCATCTCTGAAATTTGACGTTGAGCCTCTTGTGGTGTCATTATAAGCTCTGATGGTGCGCCTTCAAGGTTATCTTCTCCAATTTGTTCCGCTAGTTGCGAAAACATCTTTACAACCATTGGATGATCCCCTAACATTCGTCCGTCCGATAAAGTGATATTATCAAACATTTCTGTATCGCCAAGCAAATCTCTTGCTGCCATTTGTGCAAGCTCAAGTCTCTGATCAAACGCTTGACCAAATTCCTGACGTAATTCTTGCTCACCTTCATGCAAAGCTTTCTCTGTAGTCTCAGTCATATCAGTTTCCAAGCCACTGATTGTATCTCTGACAAAACCCATCATTTCATTTGCTTGTGCATTTGTAAGGCCAGCAGTTAATGCGCGTTCACGAAAGTTTCCAACAAGATCCTCACTTACGGAAATTTCGCTTTCTGCAAACTCATAAGCATTTGCTTCTTGCGGTGCGCCAAGTTTTGAATACACCTCACGCCATTCTTCTGGCGTTGCAGATTTACTAGGTATGGCTACCTTGTCGGCTCCAATCATGCGTTGTGCATGAACATAGCTTTTCGCTAACGCACTAGGGTCCGTAAAGTTTCGTAGTGATGGTTCATTACGTAGCTCTTCTGGTAGACTTTCTAAAAAGCCAACTGGTGCGGTTTCTGGTGCAGCTTCTGCTACAACAGCTTCTGGTACAGCTTCTTGAGATCCAGTATCTTGGATTGCCTCTTCGCTCATTGTGGTTCCTTCCCTTCAGACAACATCCTGACGATCAACAGCACCGCTGCTCGTTGTCCTTCGTTAAATGAATTTTCATATGGATCGCCAGTAAACGTGGTTGCCTCAAATCCAAATCTGGTCTTGAGATCACTCAATACTCTTTCGCCGTCCTCTGTATTGAACGTGCGTCTATAAGCCAATTTTAACTCTTCTATTTCTTTCATTAGTCAACAGACCCTGCTGCTTTAATCAATGGCGCTACTTTCTGTGCTGTCTCAGCTTGCATCATTTGTTGCTGCATTGCTTGCTGCGCCTCTTCTTGCGCGGCTTTTTCTTCACGTAAACGCCTTACTTCTTCATTGCTTCTAATAACTCGTGCCGGAATACCTGTAACCTCTACAAGATACTGCACAAGCTTGTCATCATCGAGATAATCCATCACAGGCGCAATCTCTGCTACCTGCATCATTACCTCAAAGCCACGCAACATTGACTGTAGATCTGTAAGTCTCTGCGCCTTGGCAAGCGGTGAGACATACTCAATATCAATGTCTTGGCCTTGTAGTTGCTCAGGAGCAGCTGGGAGGAGACCATTCCTGAGCAGCAACGCAAAGGATCTGGAGATTAATGGCTGGAGCAATTCGGATTGGAGCCTACCGAGAACTGGTCCTAAAAGCCGCATCTTTTCCTCGTTACGTTGCAACACTTCAGTCGCTGTCATCGCTGGCCCTTGCGACATCAACAACTGATCCACATAGAAAGCCTGACGTATTGCATTACGTCTTTGCTCTTCCATGTTTAAACCGAGAGGATTGTTTGCTCCAATATTTAAAGGCTCTAGCCTATCTCTTGTGCCTGTTCTGTAGAAATTTAACGCCCCCGGTGTTGTACGTACAGGCAACATAAATCCGTCATCTGGAACCATCAGAGGTGGGTCAACCTGTTTCTGGCTTGCTCTAATTGTTATTTCTGACATTTTGTTAAGCATCTTTACATCTGGCAGTGCGTTCATTGCTGGACTTCTGCCATACGTACTTACGCTATCTTTTACGAAACGCGGAACCATAAACGGAAAATCATCAAAGCCACCTTCAGACAATAACTGTCTTGTGTCTGCATGATAATAGACAGACGCTATTGCTTTGTTCTGTGCCTTACGACCCTTTGTTTCTCCACGCGGATATATTGCATGAATTATCTCATGTTCCTTATGTGGCTCGTTCTTAACATCTTTAGCCATTTGTGCTGGCAATGTTTCCTCACCAAAACGCTGCGCCGCAGCACGAGAAGAAATCTTAAACTTTCTGTAAATTGTATCTACTTTGCCATTTGCATCTTCTGCTACCGTAATCTCTGCAATATGCCGACACGAAAACCGCAAGCCCTCTTTGTCACCCTCAACATAGAAAGCAGCAGTGCCAAACACCACCAGATCATAATAAAGCTCATGTATCTCTTGCTGAAAGTTTGATCTGTTAAAAGCTTGATACATTTGATCTAAGCACAATTCCAACCACTCATTTGCCATATCATCATTTTGTAGTGATGGATCTCGATACCGCATAGAAAACCAAGGGGTGCTAGGAGATGTAAGCATACCATGCAAGCTTGACGATAAAAGCTCTACAGCATGGATCGCTGTACCGTCATAGATTAACTCTGTACGTTTATCACCTTGCGTTCTTTTCTTGGTTATGTCTGCTTTACGCGGCAACATAAA